CGCCTTTGTGGATATAGCGCTCATCGCATCTGATGTTGTGGACGCGCTCGAAGTCGCCGGAATCCCGACGCTCTCGGTCATCGAGGGTTCGACGGTTCTGGCAAAGGAAGCATCGGTACTCGCCATCTCCTCATTCGTGGATATGACGCCCGTGACTGAGGCCATCGCCGCCATTCCTGCACCCGCTGTCACCGTGAATCCAACAGTCCTCGATTCCATCGAGCGTTCTGCAATCTCCTCTGTGGTCAATGCTGACATCTCCACAGTGCATGGGCCGGGTGTATATGACGGGTCGCCTCTTGGCGACACAGTCACCATCACTCCCTCAACTCTCGACACAAACGGAGATGTAGTTGGCCGGGTCATGCCTTATGGTGTCGTGACCGTCTACCTTGGGGACACCGCTGAATATCGTTTCACAGCCGATGCAGATGGCGATTTCGTCTACACGCTTCCGAGTGGAAGCATCTGGACTCTCGTTGCACGCAGGAGTGGTTATCAGGACACTGAGGCTGCGGTATCGACTGAACTCTGATTCATAGTCGAGAAGGCATAGATTCCCCGGATTTTCCGGGGAATCTTGTTTTTTAGCCGGAAATAGTGTATACTAGGACACATGACGACAACCCCTGATGGTTTCGCGCTCGCGGCAATACTCGACAACGATACGCGCAGTGCCTATGACCGCATCATGGCGGGTGATGCGCTGCGCTACATGTTCGTCAAAGCGAAGGCACCCGCTGACGACATCGCTGCTCGCGTCATCGCGCTCGGCATTCCCTTCATGTCCACACATGCTCAGACTGCTGAGAAACTGGATGTCTACAAAGCGCTTGAACGGGCGTACATCACCCGCGCGCCCAATAACTTCCATGACTTCCTGACCGCGCTTGAGTGGAAGCGTGACGCGAAGTCTCGGTTCTATCAGCCTCGCATGAAGGTGTTTCGTGAGGCGGTTGATGCGTTGACCGACATGATGGTCAACGACAAGTACGACATCATCGAACTCTCATCCCCGCCTCGAATTGGTAAAACTTCCCTCGGATTGTTCTTCGTCTCATGGGTTGCTGGTCGCAATCCTGACTCGCCTATCCTCGCAACCGGGTATGCTGAGAAGATTACCAAGATGTTCCACACGGGCATCAAGGAGGTCTACGAGGATTCAGAGTACAACTACAAACTCATCTTCCCTCAATTGGACCTTGTCAATGTCAGCGCGGACGACCTGACACTTGACTTCCGTGATGACGGCAAAACCGCCACACGCAAGTACAAGACCATCACCTGCCGCGCCATCGACGGTTCACTGACCGGCGCGACTGAGGCTCGTCAGTTGCTCTACTGTGACGACTTGGTACGCGACATCGAGGAGGCGCTGAACCCGAACCGCCTGCTGATGCTGCGGGACAAACTCGTCACCAACGTCTACTCGCGCAAGAAAGAGGGTTGCAAGGAAGTCCACATCGGCACCCGCTGGTCGATTCACGACCCGATGGGTTGGGTCGAAGCCCAGAACGCAGACAACCCTCGCTGCAAGGTCATCATTCTTCCTGCCCTCGACCCGATAACTGATGAATCGAACTTCGACTATCCTTATGGTGTCGGCTTTTCAACTGACTACTATCGGGAATTGCGAAAGCGCGAAGACGAAGTCACTTGGCAATGTGTCTATCAGCAGCAGCCCATCGAACGCGCCGGTCTCCTGTTCCCCGCTGACGAGTTGAAGTACACTTACTCTGTGGATATGGAACACCCGCCCGACGACCGCTTCGCGTTCTGTGATGTGGCATTCGGCGGAGACGACTTCCTTGCGCTCCCCATCGCGTACCAATGGGGCAGCGACCCGCCAGTCATCGTTGATGTGGTCTTCCTGAAGGGAGACTACAAGGTCACAGAGCCGATGGTGGCTGGCAAACTCGTCAGTTGGAACATCGGGCGTGCAGTCTTTGAGGCGAACAACGGTGGCGACTTCTACGGGCGAGATGTAGCAAAACTCGTGGCGGCAACTGGACACAAATGTAGTATTACTGCCATGAGAGCAGCGTCGAACAAGAGCAAAGAGACGCGCATCATCCAGCATTCACCAGCCATCAAGAGTTTCACCTTCCTCGATCCTTTTGCCAAAGGCGAGGAGGGCAACTACATCGCCTCTCCGATGTACCGTCAGTTCCTCTCGGGACTGACGACGTACACGATGAGCGGCAAGAACCAGCACGACGACGCACCAGATTCCCTCGCAGGTCTAGCGGCGATGCAGCGCACGAACTTGAATGCAACCGTCGCCGTCTATGACAGACGGTACGTCTGAGGAGGCGCTTTGCAGAGCCGAGAGTGGTGGAACGAGCACTGTCATCTGAGTGGAGAGATGCTTGGCAAGGAACTCGGTATCGACGGCGGGAGTGCCCGCAGGTTGATTCGAGACGCGAAACGGGGCTACCCGACGCTTCCGTGGTACGGTGTGGTCCTTCCCCCGACGCTCACAGGCAAGACACTGTTCGGCATCGCGGTATTCGACTTGCATCATCCCCAGCACGACAAGAAACTCTGGGCGAACATCCTGAAGTATGTTGCTGACACCGACCCTGACATCTTCGTCTTCGGTGGCGACAACATGGATATGCTGACCGTCAGTCATTGGGTCGGCAACAAGCGCCTCATCGTCGAAGGTCGTCGCATCAAGCGAGACTATGCCGACTTCAACGCCGACATACTCGACCCCCTCGACTCGGTTCTGCGTGAAGATGTACAGCGAGTCTTCCACCTCGGAAACCACGAGGAATGGCTCAACATGTACGTCGAGGAGCATCCTGAAATGCAAGGGATGATCGAACTTGAGGACCATCTGCATCTGAACGGATGGAAGGTCTACCAGTACGGCGAAGTCTCGAAGTACGGGCATCTATACTGCACGCACGGAACCTACATCAACATCCACAACGCCTACAAGACGGCACAGGTCTACGGACGCAGCATGATGTACGGGCACGTTCACACCTTGCAATGTCACACACTGACCACGCCGCTTGACGCACTTCCTTACGCGGCTACCTCGATACCTTGTGGGTGTGACTTGAATCCATCGTATCGGAAAAACCAGCCTAACGCATGGACGAGTGGGCTAGCCGCGTTCTATGTCAGGCCTGATGGCCAATACAATTTGTTCCCGATTGTGGCAATTGACGGAATTTTCACAGCGCCTGATGGGACGACCTATGCGTAGAATCTATGGGCAGGGACCAAATCCAAATGGATTGTGTCAATGCGGGTGTGGAGAGGCGACTCCGCTCGCTAGCAAATCAAATACGGGTAGGGGCGCGATAAAAGGACAACCTCAACGATATGTTCAAGGCCACGAGTCTAGACGCAATCCTCAACCCTATGTGGTGAATCTAGAAACTGGATGCTGGGATTGGAATCGCTATCTTCAACCCGCAGGCTATGGGATAACAAGCCTTGACAGAAAACAACAACTGGCACATCGAGTGTTCTATCAAATCTGGATTGGTCCCATTCCGGATGGCTATGATGTCCATCACCGCTGCGCGAACAGACATTGTGTCAACCCCGCGCATCTTCAGGCGTTGGAGCATATCAAACATATGGCGTTACACGCCGCTCACCGCGCGAGAAAGAAGGATAGGACATGAGCATCACCAACATCCCGACAGCGGTGCTGAGTGGGCGTAGCGTGCTCCGTACCGACCTGACCAAATTCACCGCTACGGCGATAGCCGAAGACCTGCAACGGATTCTGCCGCAGCACTCCTACAACCGGCAGCAGATTCGTGAGTTGCAGGAGTACATGCGTGGCTGGCACCCAGCGATTCAGATGCGCGAGAAGACGACTCGAACCGACGTGGACAACAAGATCACCGTCAACTACGCCAGTTCCATCACCCGTGACATCGTGGGCTACTTCCTTGGCAAACCCATCCAGTACACGAACCGCAAGGGCAAGTACCGTGTCCAGATGGAGAACTTTACCAACGCGCTGAATGCCGAGAACAAGGCTCTCGTAGACTTTGAGATAGCCGAGGACTGCTCCATCTGCGGCGTCGGCTATCGTGGCACCTTCAGTGAGAAGAACCCGCTCAACGGCACGCACCTGAAACTGCTGCGACTCGAACCACAGGACACCTTCGTCGTCTATCCGACCGATCCTGTGGCTCCGCCCGCGTATGCAGTCACGTCCTATGAGAGTGCGCCGTCGAGTATGCTCGTAATGCCTATCAGCGGCAGCAAGACCTTCTACAAGGTCTACACTCCCACCCAGATGTTCGTCTTCGAGGACGACGTGCTCGGCGGACAGGACTCAGTTGCGGGTGTCTTGCTCAAACTCAAGTCCACGACCAACATCTCCTTCGGTGGCAGACTGCCTATCATCGAGTACCAGAACAACCTCTGGCGGCTCGGGGACTGGGAGACAGCCACCTCCATAATGAATGCGCTCGACGCTGTGACTTCTGATGGTGTCAACGACATCCAGCAGGCCGTCAACGCCATCCTAGTTGCGATGGGTATGGAACTGGATGAGCCAACCTTCAAGAAATTGTCAATCAATGGCTTCCTGAACGTCGCCAACATCCCACCGGGCGTCACTCCGTTCGTTGATTTCATCAGTCAGCCGATGAGTGCTGATGTCGGCACCTCGATGCGGGACTATCTCGAAGCGACTCTGCGCGTCATCGTCGGCGTGCCCGACCGCAAGACGCGCGGCGGCAGCGGTGGGGACACAGGGGACGCGGTCTTCATGCGTGACGGCTG